GTTCTGGAGCTGAACCTGTGATGCCATGGATTCCCGGAAAGTTATCTGCCTGGCATTCGCCCAGACCGCCTTGTAATCCGTGTATGTTGTCCGGTTCTGGCCGGAAACTACCGCCCGGGATGGCCGGAGCAGGGTGATACGGGTATCCAGTTTCCCCGCCGCAAGGTTAAAAGCCGCCATATTTCACCCACGCATCCAGAAGATGTTGAAAATAAACGGAAAACTGTTTCTCTCCCCGGTTTTCCCGGTTGCGGTAGTAGTCCCCCGCGGTCAGCAGAATGAACTGCTTTACCGCCGCCGGCAGCTTGGCGGGGTCATCCGTTATTGCGTCCGGGTCCGTGTCTGAATAGAGCGGGCGGTGCGTTATCGTTTCCGCGTCATCCTGCGCCGCCAGAATATACTGCGATATCAGTGCATCTTCCGAACTGTCATCTATGCGGAGGTGGGCTTTAACGTCCGCGGTGGTAACTAGTTGCGTCATAGTAATCCCCTTATGTTTCACGTGGAACAAAAAAGGGGGCGAAATCCGCCCCCTCCCTCTAGTTGCTAAGCGTGTTTGTGATTAGGAATAATCCGCAAAAGTGCCATACGCCAGCGCTTTAGGCTGGACAACGGCAAAATCCATGCGGCGCTCTACCCTCAGGGTCATGAGGTTCTTAGTGAAGTCATCCTGTTCTCTGTCCATCTCCACCGCAATGCCGGATCTCTCGATGATCTTTCCGCCGGTGAAAAAGTCGCCCATATGGAATTTGCCAACCTCAACGTTTCCGGAAAGGATCACCGGGATTCCCCAGATGCGCTGTGTCGGAATGTCTACGATGCCCGGGATCAAATAATCCTTGTTCACGTTCTTGCTGCAAAGTACCTTACACCAGTCAACCGGGTTGAGGAGCAGAGTGAGGTTGTTAATGTTTGCCGCTCTCATCTGCGCGGAAACTTTGAGCACCAGGTCGATGACGGTATCGCCGGTGCCGAATCCGGAGCCGGTGATATAGTCGGTATAGTTGCCGGACTGGTTCAGGCCCTTGAGCTGACCGTTTCCGCTGCCGGTGCCCCGGACAAGCTGATAATCTACAAGCTCATTCAGCTGGTGCTGCATATCCTGATTGATAAAGCTCACGATGTTTGCGTCGTCGGCAATCATCTGCTCGGTCATCTTTGTCCAATGTGCGATGGTCTTAATGGTTCCGGTCTGAATGCTGCCTTCGTAATTGGACTCCGGTTTAGCTGCGCCTTCGGCTACGATGGCGGGGCCGGTGGCGGTTTCGGTAGTTTTACGCCCATACTTAACATACTGGTAAGCGTTACCGCCGACGCCGAGGCGCCCGAAAAGGCTCTCGATATTGAGAACCGCGCGGGGGTCGGTTACAAGGCCCAGCTCGGTCGGCGCGGCGAGGCTGGTGCGGCTTGCGGAATTGCTGGCCTGGGTGGTTTCCGGGGTTGCGGTCAGCTCCTTGCGGAATCCTGCGTGACGGTTTCCGGCGATGCTAGACTTGAAGTCCTGAAAGGCCTTATCTGCCACGAACATTTCACCGAAAGTGCGGACGGCGGGGGCGGAAACGGCGGCGGGAATGCCGGCGGCATTCTGCTGCAGGGCGGAAAGCTCTTTTTCCATTGCGTTGATCCTCTCATTGGTTGCGGCGGTCTTTTCTGCGACCATGCTGGTCAGTTCCTTAATGCTGGCATTGAGGGCGGCCTCATCAATAGCGGGGGCCGGGGTGTTTTCTTTATCCATTTTTCAAAATCTCCGTGATGTTATTGAGCTTTGCCGCCAATTCCGCGAGCCTCATCTCCCGGGCGTCCCGCTGGGCCTTTTCGGCGTTTTCGCGCTGGTAAACCGCCCGGGACGCGGCAATGAAAGCCCCGGCGGCCTTTTTTGAAAACCCGGCATCGCGCAGGGTTTTCTCAATATCTCTTATAGTCCGGATTCCGGCAAAATCTTCCGCCTTTACGCTGGCAATACGGGCGGAATTATCCGCCGGAAAACTGCAAATGCTGACTTCCCGGAGCGCGCTAACCTTGCTGATATTGTATCCGCTCCACCAGTCGTCCGGGTCTTTTTGTTCATACCCGCCGTCCGCGACCTCGATGGATACCGACAGGCCGTCTACCCGGCCGGCTTTGATGGCGTGATATACCTCTTTTGCCACCGGGATGCTCAGGTCAAGGCGGCCTTTAACGTACAATCCGTCCGGGCGCCCCTCCATCTCGAACCAGTCGCCGAAAGGAACCTCGCTGGTTCGATGATTGAAAAACATTTTCGGCAGAATCCCGGCGTTAAGGACATCGTCATAAGCCCCGGGGAGGATAGTGTCCCCGTAACTATCGACCCCGTTGTATTTGCTGGCATATCCGGCGATCTCTCCGGTATCTGCCACCACCTGAAAATCGGCTTTCTGAAAAATTATCATACATCCTCCGGGTTATTGCTTGACCGGCTGCTCGGTCAGGGGTGTCTGTGATGTCTGTGTCGGGTCATTCTGCCCCAGCTGGTCTACCGGGAAAAGGTTATTCTGCGCGGTAAGCTGATCGGCCCCGTCCATGCGCTCTAAGCCGTCATCCCGCCGGAGCTCATTTCGCGTCCGGAGGCCGTTCTGCGCGTAACTTGTCTGCATCTGGATCCGGGTCTGATCCGACATCCGTTTCAGAACAGAAGTCCGGAACTTAAGCCTGATTTTATCCGATTTTACAAGCCCCCGGGTAAATATTTGCTCTAATTCTGTGCACATCGGCGTGATTACGGTCTCATAGTAATAATTGGAAAGGTCTACAAGTTCCGCCGCCTCCCCTGTCAGGAGGCCGTAAGGTATCCCAAACCACCGCGCGAATTCCCGGACAATGAATTCGCGGGTCTGTAATAACTGCGTATCAACCGGCGAGAGGCTTAATTGCTGAAATTTGAACCCTTGCGGCAAAAGGGGCACGCCGACATCCGCGTTTTTCATGGCGGTGAACGAATCTATGAAATCCTTTTGCTGTTTCTGATTAAGGATCGGGCTTTCGCTGGAAAGAATGCCGTTAATTTTGCCCTTATTCCGGAACATCTCAATACTGGCATTCTGCGCGGCAATGGCCTCAGTTAACGTTGTCCCGGCGAAATGGAGAAGGCTCATACCCACAAGGTTGTTGCCGATCCCCTTCCAGTGCATTATATCTGCCGGGGTATAGGTGATTTGCTCCCCGGATTCGGAAAGGTAAATATATTTCACCCCGCCGGCCTGATTCTCGACCCTGACCTGCCCCGGCGGGAGCGGGGTTAATGCCGCTATATAATCCGCCCCCCGGGCTTTATCCATGCGAATAAAGGCGTTACCCTCGGTCAAATAGTCGACCGTGATTCTTTTCAGAAAATCCGCCGGGCTCTGGTATGCATTGGGGGAAAGATTGAGGAGCCGGTATAACTGCCCGGTCTCATCCCGGCGAGTATTGCCGTCCCCGTCGATAATCTCCAAGACGTCTATCGGGAGGCAGCTCATGCTCCTGGTGATTTTGTTCACGCATTCCCAGACGGCGGGGATCTGGAGGGCGTTCTGAATTGTCGCCGGTTTTTGATGTTCCGCAATGGGGGTGTACGGTTCACGCCGCTGTGTTCCCCGGTATGAGCCGAATAATCCCGTTAGCCATGACCACATAATGCCGCCCCCTGTTATGCGATTCTGAATTGCCCCCAGTCGACGGGGGCCGCGCTGTCATTATAATTGTTTTCGACGTCTAATAGTATGATCTGATTCACGGCCATAATCATGGCCACCGCCCCGTCGATTTTGTTATCCTTTTTTTCCTTCCGGGGGTAGATATTCTCTTTCGCGTCCTCATGACATACGACGTTACTGAACATCCAATGGGTAACCGGATTATCTTCAATGTGAACCCGCCCCGCGTATATAAGCGCCTGTAATAATTTCATTGGTTCCGAAAAGTTTTTCAGAGTTTGAGGCACTTCGGTCATCGGCGCCCCGGCCTGTAAAAGATTCTGAGACAGTTGTGTGGCTTGCATCGGGTCATATGCCACCGATATGGTCTGATATAGCGGGATTTCCTCCATGAGTTCCGCCTCTATCGCCGCGAGATCGGTTACCTCCCCTCCGGTTGCATGGATAAAGCCTGCCCGCCGCCAGCCGTCATACTGAGAGTTATCGCTGCCATTTATCGCGGCCTCCGGCAGATAGTAGTCCGCGAATACATAATAGTGCATCTCCCCGGTATCCGGGTCCGGCCGCCAGAATACCCGGAGAATCGCGGAAACGTCCAACTTGCTGGCAAGGTCGATCCCGAAAATAGCATACCGCCCGGCGAAATCATCCCGCCGGATTTCCCGGTCGATGCACCGGCGATACCGTTCCATGTCCAGCCAGGCGCTGTCGCTGTTGACCCATACATCCAGATACTTTGTTAAAAAATTTTTCTGCGCCGAGGTGTTTATTTTCGCGGAATTTAACGCGGATATGGCCGCGTCCGGCTGGACGCTGATTCCCCAATTTGGATTGGCTTTCCGGAGGGCGGCCTCCGATTGCCAATCATCGCCCGGATCAATTGTGTATATGATGCCAAAGTATGCGTCATCCTGAATACTGTCATCCAGAATGTGCGCGATTGTGCGCCGCTGTTCCATGCAGATTCCGTCTAGTATAAATCCGGCGGTGGTGATGCATACTATCAGCGGCTGATCCCGCTTTGTGATTGAGGATTCCACAACATCGAAAACATACCGGGTTTTATGCGCGTGCAGCTCGTCGATGATGCCGCAATGAGTGTTAAGGCCGTCCAAAGTATCGGCATCCGCGCTTTTTGGCCGGAAAGTGCTATTTGTTCCGATGACCACAATGCTGTGATTAAGGGCGGTAACCCCGAATGCGTCCCGGAAATCCCGGTTTCCCCGGGTCATCGCGAGGGCATCGTTAAAAACGATCCGGGCTTGCTCTTTTGTAGTCGCAAAAGAATATACATCCGCGCCCTTTTCCCCGTCAGCCGTTTCCATAAAAAGCCCGATCCCTGACAACATCGTGCTCTTTCCATTGCCTCTGGGAACCTCAATATATGCTTTTCGGAACCTCCGGACGCCGGTTTTCCGGTTTTTCCATCCAAAAATTACCGTTAAAATGAAGCACTGCCAGTCCTCCAGGTGGATATTCTGGCCGGCTTTCGGGCCTTTAACGTGCTGGAGGCATTCGATAAACCGGCAGATTTTATTCGCGGCGGTTTTGTCAAAGATATATTTCCATCTGCCGCCCTTTGCCCGGTCAAGATCCGCCTGTTGCCTCTCGCAGGCCAGCCTTACAAATCTGCAAGCCGGAATTTTTCCGGATAATACCCGCTCAATATATCGCGCCGCCTTCCGGCAATAATCTGTCATGCTCATAGGTCAGAAAAAACATTTTTTGCCGCCCCGGCGGCCGGCTTTCCGAATGATACTACTTTCGACCGGCTGGCCGGGGTGAATCCGAGGTCGCTTTGTAGCCCCCGGAGGATATTGATTGTGGATTGCAATTTTGAAATCAGGGGGGACGGTATAAGCTCTCCGTCCGCCGTTTCCTGTAATGTCCCGTCGCGCTTAATGCCGGCGGAGATGGTCAGGAACTGGTCATACACCACCACCCACTCGGAGAAAACGCCGAAATCCAAGGTGCTAAGCATCCCTTCCGGGGCCTGCGAAAGAGCGAAAGTCCATATCTCCCGCGCTGTATCTGTCAAATAGTCCGGCGGGGTCATGGCCTTTAGGTCATTCTGCGGTATAGGTTCCGCCGGATTCGTCCGGCATTTTTGCAGGGTTCCCTGCAATTTTTTGACCGCGGTCGGTTTCCGGGGTCTCCCTGCCATTTTTGCCCCCGTTTAAAAAGTATCCCCTTTTGGCCCATTTTGCACGCATAAACGCAGCGG